TGGCCAGCCTGCAGACCGAGGGCACCGTGACGCACCGAGTGCGACTGCGGTACACGCCGGGGCTCAAGCCCAAGATGCGGCTCGTGAGCGAGGGCCGCACGTTTGAGATCGACTCGGTCGTCGAGCGGGGCCGCCGCGAGGAGCACGAGCTGCTGGTCACGGAGAAGCTCGACTGATGGCAATGCAGCTGGGAATGACAATCGACGGGGTAAAGGAAGTCCTGCAAGGCTTCGCCGCGCTGCCGGTCGGGCTGCAGAAAAAGTACCTCCGGGCCTCGGTAAACAAGGTCACGAAGCAACACGTCAAGACGGTCAAGTCGCTGGTGGCTCGCGGTCCTACCGGCAACCTTAGGCGGTCGGTGGGTGTCGTGACGGAAGCAAAGGTAAAAGGCCGCACACAAACTGCCGTGCTCGGGTTTCGCCGCGGCGACAAAAAAGGCACCAACGGCACGCGTTCAGGATTTCATGCGTGGTGGATCGAGAACGGCGTCAAGGTGCGACGGCCGAAGTTCCGGCAAAACCTTAAGGTGCCGATTGGCCAGGCCGCAAAGTATCCGTACTTGAAGGGCAAGGTGGCCTTGGTTGGGGGCGACGACGGCGGTGGCATTTTCTTTCGCCAGGTCAAAGGCTTCGCCGGAACCGGAAAGTTTCAAGCGTGGGCTGACTCGACGCTGCCAAGCATCAGAGACGCGCTCCAGACCGAGCTTGGGGCCGCGTTGCGCAAGGCTACCGATGAAGCCGCTAGGCGAGCCGCCAGAAAGGCGCAGGGCAAGTAATGCCAACCGTCACCCACATTGACGAGGCCTTGGTCCAGGTGCTGGCCGCCGACGCCGACATCGCCCTGCAGGCGGGGAGCCGCATCTACCAGGTGCAGGCCCCGCAGGGCACGGCTTTTCCGTGCATCGTGTTCGCCCGCGAGTCGCAGCTCAAAGACCCGTTCACGGACCTGCTGCGGAGCAACTCGCTGATCCGGGCCACGTACACGTTTTCCTGCATCTCGGACAACCTGCTCGAGGTGCGAAACCTCGCGCGTGCCGTCAAGGCCGCCCTACAATACGTCAAGACAGCACGCATCCGGCTGGCCGTCGTTCGGAGTGATGACGACCAGCAGGAACTGGCCCCCGGTGGCGAGCAGCTGCCGGTCTATCGCACTGATTTGTCGGTTGATGTGACTTACAGCGAACCCTGAGCAAGGAGGCTCAGACTATGGCTCACGACATCGGACAGGGCACCTTCGTTACGTTCGGCAGCATCGTCGGCAGCGCCGCGACCCACTACAAAGTCAACAGCGTCTCGCTCGGCGGCGTGAGCCGTGATGTGGTCGATGCCAGCCATCTGCTCACCACGGGCGGCAAGGTGTTTCTCGCCAGCGAGTACTACGACCCGGGCGAGCTGTCGCTGGAGATTCACCACGACCCGTCGCTCAATCCGGTCAACCTCCTGACCAACGTTGCCAGCAACCAGGCGTGCAGCATCATCTTTGCCAACGGCGGGACGGCTACGGCCCTGTGGAGTGCGTTTGGCTACGCATCGTCATTTGAGGCTTCGGCCCCGAAGGACGACATGATGACCGGCACGCTGACCATCAAGCTGTCGGGCAACATCGGCATCTAAGAGCAGGAGGCGCGGACTGTGGCTCTGACACGCGAGGAGATTCTGGCCAAGCGGAACGTGCGGCCTCGGACACCTGTCGAGGTGCCGGGCTTGGGCACGGTGTATGTGGCCAAGTTCACCTCCCGGGACCGCGACCGGTTTGAGGAAATCGTCACCGGGGGCATCCCCGGCAAGGTGAACCTGCGGAACGTGCGGGCTCAGGTCGTGGCCCTGCTGGCCGTCAACGAGGACGGCACGCGGATGTTCACGGACAATGACGCCGACGCCATCGGCGAGTTGGACAGCGACAGCGTGCAGGCCATCGTGGACGCCGGGTTCAAGCTGAACGGCCTGAACACGGACGCCTTGGAGGACGCCGCAAAAAACTAGAAAGCCGGCCGGTGCTGCTGTTCCTGTACCGGCTGGCGTTGCAACTCGGCGAGTGGAACGTCGAAGGGCCAGGAGGATTGGCAGACCAGATCCCGTGGTGGCAGCTCGAGCGGTGGATGGCCGCCTTTCAGCTGATGCCGTGGGGCGACGAGTGGCTACGGGACGCGGTGCTCATGGCACAGAACTACAACAGCAACCGTCCCAAGGGCAAGCCGGCCATGCAGCCGCACGACTTCATGCCGGTTCCGAAGCGTGGCCAGACGCCGCAGGAGATGTTCCGCATTCTCCAGTCGGCCAAGAGGTAAGCCATGGCTGCCAAGAACTTCGGCCGCGTCAACGTCTCCATCACGGCCAGCACCGGCGGCCTCACCGCTGGGCTGGGCCGAGCCAGTAAGCAGCTCGGCGGATTCGCCGGAAGCATCAAACGAATAGACGCAGCCGCAACGTTTCTGGCGGCGACGACTGCAATCCGGGGAGTGACGGCTGCTGTCGGGTCACTTTTCAGAGCGATGCGAGGAGCGGTCGACGCGACAGTCGCGCTTGGCGAGGAACAAAGCAAGTCAACTGTAGTCTTTGGCGATGCGGCCGAAGCAGTCGCAAAGTTTGCCAAGTCGTCGTCCGCAATTGGCATCTCGGAAACCGAAGCGCTGCGGGCTACAGGGACGTTCGGAAACCTATTTCGTGCGATTGGTCTAGCGGAAAACCAGTCGGCTGATTTTTCCATCAGCATGACTTCGTTGGCCGCAGACCTGGCGAGCTTCAACAATACGAGCATAGAAGACGCACTGCTGGCCCTTAGCGCTGGACTTCGTGGAGAAGCGGAGCCTCTGCGACGATATGGCGTCTTGCTTGACGACGCGACGCTCCGGCAGCACGCCATGAGGATGGGCCTCACGGCCACGCTGAAGACTGCGTTGACGCCGTCCATTAAGGCGCAAGCTGCGTACGCAGCAATTCTCGGCCAGACATCGCTCGCACAGGGTGACTTCGTTCGCACCTCTGGTTCGTTGGCAAACCAGCAAAGGATCCTCCAGGCGAATTTCTCTACCCTCCAGAGCCAATTAGGCCAGGCGTTCGTGCCGCTATTTCAGACGCTGGTCAGAGAAGTCATGAACGTGATTCCTGAAATCAAGGCGATGACTTCGCAGTTTGTCGCTTTTTTCACGACGGTTATTCCTGGCACCGAGCAGGCAAGTAGTCAGATGTCATCCCTCGCGGTAACGCTTCGTTTGATTACTGGTGCGGCAACGATGGTCACTGGCGTTTTCCAGATGGCGGCAGGAGGCATTGCCGCGTTTGGTGCGGCAGGCGCTCTGGCATTTGCTTCTATCACTGGTGGTATTGGGGCAGTCACGGAAGGCATTGCAAACCTAATTGCGTCACTGCCTGGCATTGATTTGGGCATCGCATCTGCCATGCAAAGCGCCGCAGATGCGACGAACGAGCTAGCGGCGGCATCTTTTAGCGAGGCCGGCATCCTTGGTGATGCTGCCGGGAACCTTACTGCACAGGGCCTTGAGAACTTCGCCAATCCACTGGCTGCATTTGACAAGAACATGAAAAGCGTCGAGGCCGGAATGCAGAATGCAGCCGCCAGCGCCGGACAGTCTCTTGGCGCGTCTGCTGCTCCGCAGTTGATGGCAGCGGTGCGTGCTTCCTCCGAATCGCTCAGAGCCATTGTGGCCGGTACGGGTGAAGGCGAAGCCTTTCGGAACAGCATCATGCGCGGGGCCGACCCGCGGCTGGAGGGTGCGAAGGACCAGGCCCGCACGGCCGATGCAGCGGAGCAATCGGCCGAGAGCCTCGAGGAGATTGAGGCCAGCCTGGCCGGCTTGGGTGGCGGCATCGGCCTCGCGACCATCTCGGTGTAACCATGGCACTTATCGACGCACGACTACTGCGGAGCCTGGAGTTGTCCGAGACCAAGGGCGACAAGGGCACCAAGCAACACTCGGCAACGCAGAAGTTTCTCGTCATTGCGGACGGCAAAGACCCGTCCTTTGGCGAGATTCTCGACGACGCAACTTCTTGGCCCAATCTGGGCAATCGTCCGCTGCCGCAGATCGACGACGAGGTTATCGAAGGTGGGCTGACCTTCGTGGTGAACGGCCGCGAGCTGTCGCACTACAAGGACAACGAGCGGGCCGTGGTGATGAGCGTCCGCTACGACGCCAAGCCGGAAGGCGAAGGGTTGCCGGAGCCGCAGGGCATTGAGCCCACGACGTGGCAACGCATCACCATACAGACGCAGGGCGTGACGAAGCCCGCCCTCGGCTGGTCGGACCTTAATGACGTGCCGGCGTTCAGCAATGCGGGGCAGCTGCCGGCCCGCAACTCGGCAGGCGATCCTGTGGATGGCCTCGAGGAAGAGTCGGCCTTGGTGCGGCTAACCTACACCAACACGCAGGTGCTGAACCCGCGATTCGACCAGCTGCTGCGGTACACGAACACCTGCAATAACGGTGAGTTCCTTGGCGGCCCCGAGTACTCGGTGCGCATGACCGGATGGAACGGCGAGTACGACCAGAAGAACAACGTCTGGACCATCAGCATTGAGTTTCTTTACAAGCCCGACTTGTGGGAAATCCCGTACTTCGACGCTGGGTTTAATGAAGTGGTTGGCGGCGACCGCAAGGCCATCCTCGACAAGGCCGGTAACCCGGTCGGACAGCCCGTTCCGCTTGACGGCAACGGCGGCCAGCTGACCATCGGCAGCGATCCATTGGTGCGGTATCTGTACCCGTACCAGAAGGTCAACATGGCTCAGATATTCGCGGACTGCGGCATCTAGGAGATAGCAATGGCAAATGAACTGAACGTCGCCGTGTCGGTACGGTGCAAGAACGGCAACCACGAGGAGAACTTTGCTACCTCGGGCCTGCAGTTCGACCAGGCCGTCCAGGGCTCGGCGGGTGGCATCGTCCAGATCGGCACCAACGTGGAGACGCTGTCGCTCGGCGACGTGGTCACGGCGGGCTACGCTGCGTTCCGCAATCTCTCGACGGCCACCTCGGGCACGGCCTACATCGCCCTGGGCAAGTACGACGGCACTACGCTGCACGAGTTCGTCTCGCTGCGTCGTGGCCAGCCGGCGGTCGCGCCGCTCGAGAAGACCATCACCATCGGGGCCAAGAGCTACGGCACTGCTCTGCCGCTGCGGTACGTCGTTTTTGCGGAGTAGCCTGTGACCGCCTTCGGCTTCAACGAAAACGACGCCAAGCGGATCGGCAAGGCCGTCCGCCTGGCTGAGCGCAACCCTAGTAAGCCAGACCTTGGCCAACCCGACTACGGCGGCCGGTCCCCCGGCGTGCGGCTACTGATCGGCCAGCACAGCGGGTCGAGCTGGGCCAGCGGCAGCACCGCCGTCGTAACGGTTTACAACGGCCCTCCTGGCGGCGTGGCTTCCGCGGTCACCGTGGTCGCCTACAACCACTACGTGCAGTTCGGCAGCGACACGAACTGTACCAACCGCTGGGTGGCGCTCGGGCACAACGGTTTTGGTTGGATCGCCATTGACTCGCAGAGCGACTGCGGCACGTGCGTGTCCGCGGTCGGCGGCGTCGACTTCCGGGTGTTCCCCGGCTATTCGCGAACCACCGAGCAGGTGCTGGGCCACGACACGAGCGGCTGCATCAAGTGGTTTAGCACCACCACCTGCGCCACGGCAGCGGAATGACGCTCATCACGCTCCAAGACGGCAAGGTCGTGCTGCGTGACGGCAAGGTCGGCACGGAGCAGGCGTGTTGCTGCCAAGATTGTGCCGTTGGGTTTTTGTTCTGCAGCAATAGCAATGAAACAGAAGAAA